CCTTTTCCATTAGCACCGTTTAATAGCACGGATGCTGAACGAGCTAATTCACGTTCATATCTATCTAAATTTACTAAAAAGTCAGTATGCCAGAGCATCTGATTAATTACAAGTTTAGTATCGACTAGACGAACAAAATTTTTCCATGTAAATCCTAAGAAATGGATTCTATCTGGAGTTTTGTAAGTGTCAGTCTTCTCTAAAGAAATTTCAAGGTTAAAGTATTTCTTATAACCTTCAAATAATGTAGTTAAATTTACATTTTTAGAGTTAAAAATATTATCATCACCACAAATTAAGCATTCATTAATAATGCCAGGGTGAATGTATTCAAGAATAATAGCATGAGCAATAGTATCAATCATGTTAGTAAAACCTGATCCTGAAGGTACACCATTAGTTTTAATAAAACCATAAGCAGGTGAGCCTTTAACTTTTGACACCATTAATGATGTACAAAAATATGAGACCATGTTTTCATATTCTTTAATCTGAATCTTATTTAACTGTAACTGTAATCTAAGCAAGCCAAATGCCATAATTGAAGCATTTCGAACTAAATCTCGATCATAGCCAGAAACATCTAAAGAAGTGATATTATTTGAATTTTCGAATTTAGATCTAAGCATATCAGAAATTTGTTTACCATTTCTACCAATAACATAAAACGTATTTGAATTGATAAAATGTTGTACGAATGGGATAACAAAAGTATCCTCAATAATAATAATGAATCCAGGATATGGATACATTACACGTACTTTGGGTAATAATTCATCGCTTTTACCATAACGCAGTTGGATTCTAAAACCACGAGTCATGGGCCAGAGCCACATGTCATCTAATGATCTTGATAAGTATGCCTCATTAATAAGATGGTCTAATACTAATCCTTTTCTGCAGTAATGCGGAAATGAAGCTGAACTTTGTTTATTAACTTGATTTTCAGCTGCGTATTCAATTGTTGTTGGTTTGAATTTCTTAAGTGGAAATTTACAAGCTTCAAAAATGCGAATAGCTGCATCGACGAAAAGATTTTCATCACAAGTAAATTCAGGTTTAGAAGCCATGCCCAATTCTGATTTTCGAAGTTGATCTTCGAATGTAGCCGGAGCAACATCAAATTGTTGAACATATTTTCCAAAACCAGCGCGTTTAACGCGTTCTAGTAAGCCAGTTTCAATGTGTAAGCTAGGTTGACGACCTGCAAACCTACCAGCATGAGTGATTACTTTATTAAAAGAACCATCAGCAAGTAGAGATTTAAGATTTTCTTCTCTTAAATCTACGCTGTTTAACATGTTACGATACCAGCCACGAAGTCTCTGTTTTGCTAAAAAGTAATGGTTACAACGTACTTTCTTAAAAAACTTAGTGATTTACAGTTGGGTATAAAACCGAATTTCGACCAATTAAGGTACAACTGTTTGGTTGTTACATTGTGTTGTTAAACACTGGATTGTCGGATTAACAAGAGTTAATCGTAGTAACATTTATTGACGGAAAAATATTACAAAACGTGAAAAG